ATTTCATATTGGTCTGCGTCATTGACGCACTATTTTTTGACCCGCAGCTTACCACGGTTCTTTTTTCGGGACGTAACTGACAGATTGCTACGCTTGTTATTCTTGGTGTTGCGGTCTTTATGATGCACGTCTTTGCCATCACCTTTCTTAACCTTACCCGCAGCAGTCATCTTGCGGCGGGCAGTATTCCTACCCGCGCGGCGTTTCTTTTCGCCATCTTTGCCGTGGAATTCACCGTACTCTTTCTTGTAGTCGCGCTTAGTACCCATAGGTTCGTTTCTTCCCGCTCTTCTGGTTCGTTTTCTTCGCCTTCGACTTACCTTTGGCGGGCTTTTGTTTTGCATTAATACATGAGTAGCCTTTGTGCATATCAGTCTCCATTTACTTTTTGTTTGACCAAGCCTGCGCTCCGAAGAACGCGGCCAAGATACCGGCGACACTGACGAAGTAGACCGACGCCATGTCGCCAAGAATTGATGCCGCTTGCTCTAGCCCAAACATACTGCTGGCTACGACAAGCGACGGGTAAAGAAGCATTCCCCACAACGCAAACCAAGACATCGCCCGCTGCGCGTCTGCCCGCTCATGGCTGATCTTCAGTTCTTGGAGTTCTTTGCTGGTGTTCAGCTCTTCGTCTGTGACGATCCCATCGCCATCAGCATCGTAAGCTGCATATTCACTGTCAGGTTCTAAGCGTTTGTTCATTAGGTAAATGCCCTGATGATTAAATAGAGAAGTCCTACTGCTAAGCCGCCGCCAATCACAAATGTAGTTCCGCCTACAAGTAGCTGATTCATCAACTTATCCCGTTCTTTTTTCCTGCGAACCAACATAGCCACATGTTTCTTTCTGGCTTCTTCCTGCTCGAATTTGGCTTTCTTAAACTCTTCCAACAATTTGGGATCTGCCACCAGCAGTAGATCATTTACCGACTGCCAGTGGCGTTCGTATTGCCTGCGAAGCATTTGTATTTTCAGTAGGTCGTTCTGGCTCAACGGCTTAAAAGTTGATGCCTTTCTGTCGACTTCAAATTGATTTAAGGCTTCACCAAAGTCAGAGATCAGCCCCATCGCCTGCTGTACACCAGAGCCTGTCTCGTTCACCTGCGAGATAACGTTGTTGATTTGTGTCAACAACATGCCCGCAGCGGCAACGCTTTCGATAACCACGGGGACTAACTCGGTGGATCAGGCCAAACCACGTCCTCCAATGACGTGACGTGAGAAAAATCACTAGGAATATCGCGCAGTCGTTGCCGATACATTTGCCATTCTGTTCGCTGTTCAGCAGTCAGCGGAGAATCTGGGAATTGCGTCCAGTCACATTTAGCTAGTCGCCCGTCTCTAATCGTCCGCGCACCCAGCCACGCTTCAGCCAAAAGCTCAGCGTCTGTCTGTACTATCTCAACGAACTCGCCATCAACCAGCTTGTGGGTATCGTCGCGCCAATCACCTGTATTGACGTAAGCAGTCGTGCCTTCTGGGACAAGATTAAAATCGCATTCCTGACATATTCCAGTGCCCAGAATTACTCCGGTCTCGTTATCGACAATCGCCCGATTGATCATTTCTTCACCTCCAGTGTGGAGATTGTCCGATCCGAGTAGTTACCGTATTGATCCTGAACGTAGGCTTGCAGCGTGTAGGTTCTAGACCCAACAGAAGTGTTCGTGTCCAAGAAGTTGAACGGAATAATGAACAAGTCAGGCGTCTGGCGGACTGCCTTTGAACTGGACGTGAACAGCACGGTCGAGCCACGTCGCAGCCGGAAACGCATAAGCGCTTGGTCATCGTGAGATCGAACGGCAAAGCTGCCTGATATCAAAACCGGAGCGCCGCTATACGTCCCCGTCAAAGTTTGGATTGTGCTGAAAGTGGTGTTGTTACTGCTGCTAGCGATACTCAGATTAGCGCTCGTCGTAATCGCGTTGGGGAATGTCACCGCTTGATCTTTAATCTGCAGTGTTTCAACCGCTGCATTTTTAATCTGCGCTGTACCGACGCCCAAGTCTTTGATGATGACTGTGGGGATGCCGCTGATGTTCTGAGACGTAATCGTTGAGTTATCGAGTATCAGCTTTGACGCCTCGATGCTGTTGCCTTCGATACGATCAGCGTCAATAAACCCAGAAGTAATTTTGTCAGCATCGAGGGTGCCAATTTTTGCTGATTCAATTGACCCGTTTTTGATGAACGCGTTGTTCATGTAAACGCCAGCTGGAACAGACTGGCCGTTTATCGTTGTTGCCGTCGCTTGCACGGCAAACGGGACAGTTTTGAGAGTATCGGAACCGCTAACAAGCGAGAATCTGTCCGCAACAACGGTAAATTCCGACGACGTTCCCGCTGCAGTAGTTGTACTCGCCAATCCAAAGCCAGCAACGTTACCGTTATTGTCAATCTTTACGGTGTACTGCCCTTCAAGATTAGTAATGTCCCCTGCATTTGACGCTGTCACCGAATACGCTTGCTCGACGGTTACTGCCGAACCCGATCCCGTAGAATTTACATCATCCAGTCGAGCGGTTAGCCCATTAACTGTACTCGCTGCCGCTGTAGCTGAACCATCAGCCGCTGTTGCAGACGAAGCGGCGCTTGTATCAGATGCCTCTGCGCTACTTTTTGCAGTCTCGGCCGCAGTTTTTTCTGTAGCCGCAGCAGTAGCGCTAGTACCGGCAGCCGTAGCTGAAGAAGCAGCAGCTTGCGCACTTGTATTGGCGGCTGTAGCTGAAGTACCCGCCTGCCCAGCAGCTGTCGCTGCCGTTGATGCCGAACTTTGAGCGGCCGCCGCGCTTGAGGTTGCGCTGCTTGCGGAACTTGCAGCACTATTTTTTGAAGACTCTGCGTTACTTTTCGCAGTCTCGGCTGCAGTTTTCGCCGTATCGCTTGCTGTGGCGCTAGTTCCAGCAGCCGTAGCTGAAGCAGCAGCTGCTTGCGAACTGCTGTTTGCGGCTGCAGCTGAACCAGCGGCGTTACTGCTTGCCGTTGCCGCTGTGTTTTTATGAGACTCCGCTGTAGCCGCACTACCAAGAGCACCTGTTGCGGAACTTGCGGCGCTTGATGCACTATTTGACGCAGCTGCTTGCGCAGTTTCAGCATTTGTTTCTGCAGTTTCCGCATTACTTTCCGCCGTCTCTGCGCCTTGCTGCGCTAAAAGAGCGGCTGCTTGCGCATTTGCTGCTGATGCGGCGCTTGTTGCAGCGGCCGCAGTGCTGCCATACGTGTTCTGTAATGCCGTAACGTTGCTGGTTGCGTCATTAATTTCGGTAGATAAATCTGTCGTAAGTTGGCTAGAAGTTATTGCCCCAGACAAAACGCTAAGTAGGTGCGATACGTCTGCAGCTGTAGACGCCGCTGTTCCAGACGCAGAGTTGAACGGCCCCGCAAGACCATCAGTGTTTACGTGCCTGACCCAGTAATAGCGAGTCTGACCTGAGCCTACTGGATCAACAAAAATTCTGCCGGTCTGAATGCCCAGCAAAGTAGCGTCACCGATTACATTAGACGTATGCACATGCACTTCGGTGTGGGAGTGATTCGAGTAAGCTGGGTAGTCCCAATTCAGATTAATCTGGCTGTACGCGCCAGAAGCTGTAAACCCAGTCGGGGCTGGTGGGACAGCTAAATCAGCCAGTAACGCTTGAGGGCTCGCAAAACCCCCGTTTCCGTTTCGGTTAGGATCAAATGGTGCAGAAGAAAATTCTTTAGCCAAACCACCATCGATCAACTCGCGCAAAGTGACGGCTCTATCTCTCGGGTCGCCCCGACGGCCAAGCCGGATCGAAACCACCTGTGATAACGTCTCAAGATACTTACGCAGTTCCGGCGAAGCACCCGCTGGGATAGCAGGCAGTGCCGGAACTTGAGTCGGCGTATTTGTTCGTGTGTTGCTGTTAGCTCCCACGGATCTCGTCCATGCTTTGCGCCAGACAGATCTCGTTGATCGTCACAGCGCCACTAACTTCCACCTCCCACTCGGTAGCAACGGTGGCAGGCAGCCTCATTATTGGTTCTCGAAGCGTGCCGCTCCCGATACCGCTTGGGACAGTCGTAGCTTGAGTGTAAACACCCGACGATTCAGACAGTTGGTAGTGCGCGATCAAAGCACCGTCGCCGTATACTTTGACCGTCACGGGGTAGGCCTCTGCGTGAACAGACACCCAAGCCATGCTTACTGGGCTAGGTGTAGTGTACTTCTTAGTCTTAAACGTAAGAGTCTTGCTTGCCGTTCCGCCTCGGTACTTGCGGATTTTGTTGCCTTCAATGACGTACAGCTGCCCAGACTTCGGGTCTTCAAACCCACCGCGTATCTCATTTGACAGCGTGATTGTGGCGAACGCAGCTTCGCTTGCACGCGGGTCATATACCCAGCCGCCTAAAGTGCTTCCATCTTTGTAGAAAGCGACATAAGTCCCTTCGTGTCGGAACGCACGAATTAGCGTTGGGCGGAAATCAGTATTCCACTGGTCAACAGAGATCAGACCGCGTGACACTACTTCGCCTGAGCTGCCAGAGACGGCCACCAGCCCATCAGGCGCTGCATATAAAACGTACTCACCCATATCGACAACTGAGTTTTTATTGACGCAAGCCTGTGCAAGGTCAACGCGAATAGGAGTAAGCGCAGCTGGGTCTGTGCCAGTAATAAAGTAAGGCGTGCCATTTGTCAGAGCCACCACACCATTACCCGTTGCCGCAATATCGACGATGTCATCTTCCAACGTGATGCGATACTGGATCGGCCAAGCGTGCGGCAAGAACGGTTCACTAAGACAGAATCGTTTACCAGAGAACCCTGCCATGACTCCGTTGCCTACAGCAGTAAGTCCAAGCATCGGGCCATCTGGGTATAAGGACGAATTGTCATCAGGTGGGCCAATCCAAGTGCCGCTTGGTAAGACTTCCGCCAAGGCCGTTGACGCAGTCGAATCTGCATACGAAGTTGTTGCATACGGTACCTCGGCAACAAACTGAAAATCAGTAAAGTTGGAGCCCGTATTGCTGCGGTAAACTCGTTTCTTCGCGTTAGTACTAAAGAAGTAGTTTCCTGATGGATTGGCATTTGTAGGCATTGTAACCGTGACGGTCTCAGTGCTCGTCAGATCAAGTGTGCTAGACGCAGCACTAGGTGGGCCTTCTTCACCCAGATCAGTAACAAGCGTATACACATACGCCCGTGTTTCTGGTGTCTCGTTTGCGGATGCCGTACCGCTTTTCGCAATCGTCGGCGCTGCAGACGGCGCGGGAACACCCAATCGATAACTGACAACCGGATACCCGCTGTTCCCGCTGACCATAGAGGCCACTGTACCAACTCGTGGGTAATCATCGCCCGTAAAGTACAGACGTTCGTTAGTGTCATTAGGGATCGGGCCGGGTACTACGTCAACGCCGTCCTCTGACCACTCAAGCCAGTTCGTGTCTCGATAGTAGTAGATAGAACGGCGAGCGCCGTTTTGCAAAGTGTACGCGTCGCTGTCCTGTTTGATCGGCACTAGCCGACCAGACTCAAAATCAATGTTCTGAGACGTCTGACCAAACTGCTCACCAAGTAGTCGAGGCGCAACACCCGGTGCAATGCCAGAAAAACGTGTGTTTTTGAAATACGTCATGGTTACCTCAAAAGCAACGTGACAATGATTCCGCCCATGCCAGCCATAAGGCTCAGGGCGACAATAAACATGTTGTTGCTGATCGCAGACAGCTGACCTTCGATTGCGTCGAGGCGATTAAAAATCGTCTTTGAACGCTCTTCGCACATCGCTTCGTGCGCAGTCAGCCGCTGTATCGCTTCAAAATAGCGCTCTTCGTCACGCGGCGTTGGCATCGGCACTGGCATTGTTTTGTTCACCTTCTTTAACAGAAGCTGAGATCATGTCGCCTAACGCCTTTACCGATATTTCTTGAATCGCCGCTTGCCGACGAGCGGTCAACATGGCCGTTTGGGCCTCGTTGTAAAGCTGCAGCAGCTCTCTAGTTGCAGCAGTTAAACCAGAAATTGGGTAAGAGATACCTTCAACAGTGATCGTAGCTTCTTCCAAGTTTGCGCTATCTTCAGCCATGCTTACTTTCCTAGTGTCACCAACCTGAATATTAGCATTTCTAATATTGCCGCGTAATCAAAACTACTCAGGTTTAGGGTTTGCGTTTTTAACTGCTTGGATGCGAGCTTTCCACGCATCAAAATCGTGGAACATCTCATCGAGTTGATCAGACCAATTGCCGTATGCCTTCAACCTATTATCCAGCCAAGCTGTTGCCTCTCGTGCTGCTTGTGCAGCTTCTTGGTCAGTAATTAGTTGGTTGTTTTCTTCTTCTGTCAGTTCAATGGTTTCACCATCGACTAATTTGAATACGCCTGTGCTCATTTTGTTCTCCTAAGAAAGTGCTAGCCCATAAAGGGTGAAGGTTCCTGCTTCAACATTTCCGCTTGCAGGTAGAAGGCTAACTTTTCCAAACGTGTCACCTGATGACACGCCGTTTAGTTTTACGGCAAAATTTGTATAACCTATCTCTGTCCCCCCTTCCGCAGTTAAGGCGTAACCGTAAGCAGCAGGCATTCCAGAAATATTATGTATTTCCATCTGTCCAGAGCAGGAACCGTCTGTTGAATTAACTGTGGCTACCGTTTGCGGATAGACCGTGTTTGAACTCGTACTGCCTGCTTGGTTCACGGAAAAACTCCCGTTGGTAGTACCATAACCGTTTCGCAAATATTGCACTGAATGAGCCGAAGATTCTGTTCCTACATAGAATTGAAAACACACAAAACTGTCGGTTGAACCAAAGTTAACCCCTTGCCAACCAATAACGTATCGTGTGTAGCTGCCACTCAGAGTTATCTGGACAGAACTCACTGCGCTACTAACAGTCGTGCTAGAGACAACCGTCCAAGCGCCACCACCGCCAGCAGCGTTTTCCCAAGCAACACCTGATCCTGTACTCGTCAGCACTTGCCCATCAGCTCCTTGACCTCCGCTGATTGAGATTCCTGAGCCTGTCAGATCGAGATTGTCTCCCGAGGGAAGTTCTTTTATTGCCGTCCCGTCGAGGGAAAGCGGAAATCTGTTAGCCATTTTATGCTCCTAGTTCAGGGCGAGTGTCTGGGAATGCGTCCGTCGAGGGCCAGTCGCGAAGAAGCTGTCTATACGCGATCACTGCCTCTGCGTTCGGAAAATCCGAAACGGTCGCGGCAACGTCTGTGCGTTGTAGTTCTTCGTCACGCCATTTACGGGCTGCTTGAAATGGATTCAACACAGTCATTCCAACCATTATTTTATCCTCTGGTACTGAGTCGAGTTGTTATAATAATGTGGGGTTTCTTCACCAATGGTAGGGACGTTCACAGCATACTCACGCAAAGCGTTAGTGCCGTTGCCGTGCCCTAAAAACTTAGGGACAGAGTTGACGGTTTTGTAATACCGTGGGCCTTCCTCCAGCCCTTCCACGCTGAAGGTGCCGTTGGAATTTTGAACCAAAATACTCTTGTTACTGCCATCTGTACTAACTGCACCAGTTAAGGTAGTTCCACTCGACCAACTGAGGTTTCCTGACAGCGGTATTTTACGAATTTTAAGATCACGGCTGCCGCCAGCATTGAGGGCGAGGGTATAGTAAGAAACGTAAAGATGCGTCGAGTCACCAGACATCGACTCAAACTCATAGGCGGCGTCTGACCCACTGCTTGACTGTGACTGCCAATCGATCACTACATTTGCGCGATGATCACTCGTTGCAACACTAAAATTATTGTAACCAAACCCTGACCCGCTCATGTAAAACACAAACAGATGGCATCTGTTATTTGAGTAAGCACACATCAAATATAGTCGTCGATTGACGGAATCCCAGTGAATGCAGGCAGGTTGACCGGGGGTGTAGTAAAGGTAAGGGTTAGCAGTTATCGAAGTACCACTACTATCCAGCGGTTGAAAACTATTCATATTACCATTGGGTTTTCCCGCATCCGTGCCGCTTCCGCCAACCAACTGCGTCATAAAAATTTTGTGCTGGGTGTTGCTATAGCTAACCATTCCGACGGCAAAATAATTGTTCGCATTAGTGATGGATGATTGATTAGGCGCTGCACATTTGATGTAAGCGCAACCTGTCAGATATTGACCAGAGCCAGTGCCGGGCCAGTTTTGGTTTGGAGCATTTACAGTGTCTGATGCTATATCCGTCTGATACCAAGTTAAGTTATAGCTCGTTGTGTAATTTAGTGCCCACGCCCCATCTGAACTGACGCCTAAACCGCCGGGGCTTGAGCCGCCAGACGCAGCCGCCGCTTGATAATCCGTGCTTTTAGAAACCGCATTGCTCGCCGTGTAAGCGTCTGGGTACGTTGTTGTGTCAAAACTTCGAGCGCCCTTTTTTAGCCAAACAAAGCCGTTGTCGCCCGTCCACAGATTTCCTCTATCGGGAAACCATCGGTACTCATTAATCTCAGCACCAGCGCTGCCACCGCCTAGTGTAATAGCCATTTTCTAAAGCTCCTTCCAGCCAATGGTTGAATCGACGTAAACCAAAGTGGCGGAAGCATCTGCCGCTAGCTCACCATCATCTGCTGTTGAATTTATTTTCGAGCCATTTCTAGCAACGGTCACGGTTGCCGATCCCGCGTTTTTGATGAAGACCACATTGCCCGCGCTGGGGCTTGCAGGAAGCGTGATCGTCACTGCGCTGCTTGAGTTAACGATTAACTGATCTTTGGCTACGGCGGTGTAGTTAGCCGTTTTGATGGCAAAGTCGTTAAAGGCTCCGCCTACATCCCCCCACGCTACAGCAGAACCTGTAGACGTAAGGACTTGGCCAGCCGAGCCCTGAGCGCCGCTTATAGAAATGCCAGAGCCAGTCAGGTCTAAATTATCGCCAGACGGAAGCTCCGCCAGCTCATGGTCGCCTGACGTGTTAACAACTACGGGAAATTTATTAGCCATCCTTTGGATGCGCCTCTTTTACTGCGGTGATTGAATCTTTCCAGACGGTAGTTCCGTTGATCTGATCCCAATAAATCTGATCTAGCTGGTCTGCGATATTTGGGTAAGCCATCTGTCGGTTCATCAGCCAGATAGCTCTCGCTTCTCTTGCTTCGTCCGCTGCTAATTCCTCGGCAGTAGGGGTGATAACCTCATCGGCAGTAAGTTCTACCATCTCGCCGTCAACAATTTTGAATTTTCCTGTACTCATTGTGATTTCCTTATGATGCGACTCTGCCGTATAACGTGAACTTGCCTGCCACAATGCCCTGCCCAGATGATGACGTTGCGCTGCTACTGCCCCGATGAGCTATAATCTTCACTGCGGTCGGAGCTAACTCAACATTGCCGACTTTCGCCTGTCCCGTGACTTGGTAATCCATCAATCCCGTATCAGCAAGACCTGCATGGTGAGACGTGAAGGCTTGAACACGGCTGTCTGACCCCGAAAAAGTCACTCTGCCTATAATCCCTGCACGCTTGTAGCTAGCTCCATCTGAAGAAGCATATGCGTCGCCTGATTTGCTGGCCGCAGTGCCGTATGTCAGATCGATGTAGTTCCAAGCCGAATAATAATCTCCATCACTATTCGCGTTGGTGCCTAGGAATCGCCTTGCTTTAGAATGATAGGCGCTGCTATTTATTACGTAACCCGATCCATAATTGAATTGAAGGCCTAAACCTGCACCAGTGGTGCCTGTGTAAACGCCTGAAAATCTGAGTTCATACTCGTCATAGCCGCTTAAAGACGTGAACTCAATACTAAATACCTCAGAGCTAACTGTAGCGGTGCCTACCTGCGTAAACATACCGCCGCCGCCGCCGCCAGAGGCTGCATTCTCCCAAGCGATTCCTGATCCAGTTGAGGTAAGCACCTGACCATCACTACCTTGCGAACCGGCCACTGTCAGGTTGGTAAGAGCTACTGTCCCAGCTCCGACAACTCCGCTTCCCGTCAGGTCGAGATTGTCTCCAGACGGGAGTTCTTTAAGTACAGGAACTCCTGATGCATCTACTGTTACTGGAAATCGATTAGCCATATTAAATTCCTACTCGGTAATTTTGTGATCGCCCCGCAACGGAGAAAAACGAGCCTGTCGCACCAAGCGTGAGCGTGCTTGATCGACCTTGAAAAGAGAAAAAGTCGATCTTAGTTATGTTGACAACGCCTGAACGAGCCGTGACTGTCGAAAGATCGGTTGGGGCAACTACTGATGTACCTGAACGGTTCTGGATTGCAGATACTGTGACGCTCGCTGTTCTGCTTGAAGCCACTAGAGTCCCCGCCATCGACACGGTTAGAACAGCAGCACTAGATCGGTTGAGAACTGAACTAACTGCGCTTGTAGCGGATCTGCCAAAAACAGATATCGTGCTAGTGCTTGTGGCGTCCGCTCCGTCCGCTCCGTCCGCTCCAGCCGGGCCTTGAGCACCCGTAGCACCTGCGGCACCCGTGGCTCCTTGCGGGCCAGTAGCACCTGCAGCGCCAGTAGCACCGGGGGCTCCCTGCGGGCCAGTAGCCCCCGTAGCACCTTGCGGGCCGGTACCACCGGTCCCTTACAATCAT